TTACCGGACTCATAGTCTACCTTGTTTGGTATCTCTAAGTCAACTGCGTTTTCCATAATATCTTTTATCTTTGCAGCCTCGAGAGGATTGATAACTGATATATCAAGTTCATCATGTATTTGTATATGCGGTGTAATACCCTCTTTGTGTAATTCTATCATAGACTTTTTAGTCATGTCAGCAGCCGATCCCTGTATTAATCTATTCAAAGCTTTGTAGGTGTAAGCACGCTTGATGCTTGCTCCATATTCCTGCCTTGCTTGATCGAAGGGTAAAGCTTTATGCACACCAAAATGATTTGGCTCCCACAAATGAAATCTACATAATCTACCTAATAGTGTACGAATCTGACCACGTTGTTGTGCTCTGTTAGATACAGAGTTCATCAAAGTTTTTACAAACGGAACTCTATCGTGATAGATTTTAAATAGTTCTTCAGCTTTGTCTTTTGATACACCTAGCTCTGCCTGTAGCTTTGCTTTACCCATACCATAAAATAATCCAAGATTAATTGTTTTTGCTTGTAATCTTGGTATGTCTGCCATCTTTGCAACAATGGTGTGAAAGTCTGCATCACCATCTTCATAAGAATCTTTAACACCAAAGACGCTTGTGTCTTGATCAAGGGATGCATAGTGAACTACAAGTCTTGGTTCTTGTTGACTGTAATCAAAGCATCCCCACTCGCAACCAGACTCAGGTATAAAGAGGGATCGAATCAATGGACCTAAGTCTTTGTTACGAGAAGGAATCTGTTGTAAATTAGGATTAGAATAACTGAATCTTCCGGTTACGGTGCCTCCAGTATCTGATCTAATCTGATTAATATCTGCGTGTATTCTACCATTATGCTCATGTTTTATAATGGTGTCTATGAATGTCGTATGTGCCTTGTTAATCTCTCTAGCTTTTGATATACATTGTACCAAAGGATGTTTATGTGTAGAGAGAAAGTTTTTTGTAAATGATGGAGCCTGGGTTTTTAGTGTTCGTTCGTAAGGTAAATTTAATTTGTCAAAAACTTTGGCGATTGATCTTGCAGCCCATATTTGGGTATCTATTCCTGTTTCTTTTTCTACTTTTAACAGGAGCTCTTTTTCTTCTGATGCTAGTTGGTTCTTCATTGTATGAGCTTTTTCAACGTCCACTCTCACCCCAAGAAATCGCATATCGACCAGACAAGGAAATAGATCTGTCTCAAGATTAAATATTGATTCCAAATCTTGATCTAATATTTCTTTCTGCATGACTTTCCATAAACCTAGAGTTAACTCTGCATCACGTTCAGCATAATTACCAACATACATCGCAGGTAATTTCCACATATCAGCTTTTGGATCAACACCCCATTCTTTTGCAGCGTTGGTTAGCTCTGTTTCATTTTTACCCTGACCTAAATAATCCCAACCTAAAGATCCAAGATCATATCTAAATCTATTTTCGTTTACCAAAGATGCAGCAATCATGGTGTCTACAATCTGTCCGTTGATTTGTATGCCCATAGATCTAATCCAGCAAACGTCATACATTGCATTATGAAAAATTTTTGTTGAAGCTGTTTTACAAATATCTGTAAACCATTGAATTACTTTACTTTTTTCTAGGTTACCACCACCCTCGTGATCAAACGGAAAGTACCCTGAATAGCCATCTGTTGCAACTGCAATACCTACAACTTTACCTTTACCAACGACAGAACCTGATCCCATAGTTTTTAGTTCTGGATCATGCGTTTCCAAGTCTATTGCAATCTCATCACAGAATCTTAAATCTGGAAACTCTGTGGGTTTTACCCATTCAGTTTGTGCACTAAATATCATGAGTAATCTCTTTCTAATATCATTTCTAAATAATGTATTGCTTTTTTTATATCTTCTTCTTTCCCTTTCGACTGATGTCTACAGATATACTTTATAGCATTCCCTTCCGCAAAAAGCAACTTGTTCTCATTTATAAACTCTGCTGGTTGAATCTTCATTGAATGATAGTGTTTACCACCCACTTGCTCTTGTAATGATTTATATACTGAACCTTTAAATATTTCTTTGTTTGTCATTTAACTCCTCCTTTATGTATCGTTTAAGTTCTTTATCCTGAACATTATCCGGTATCTCATTCTTATAAAATATTCTGTAACTATCACTACCATACTTACCTATACCAAATAATTCAGTTGCATTATTGCCATCCCAATTTATAAAATCACAAGACATCCTCCATATTCTGTTTGCTCTAACATTTTTCATGCCAAGATCTTTTAACATCTCAGCGATGGTATCTGTGTTTGACAATAGTAATGCCCATGCGTTAGGAAATCTTTTAAAAAATCCCGGCAATACTTTTTTAACTTTCTTACGTCCAGTTTGATTTAAACAGATCACACCAACCATGTGCTGCCACACATTTTCCACTTGCTGTTGCACCATAAGATCATCTCTCATATTTTAAATTCCTTTGATTTATTTTGTGATTTAATTAAATATAAATTTTTCATACTTCTCGTTATACCCACATACCAAACTCTGTATTCTTCATCTTGTTTAGCTTCAGATTTTTTTGCACCCTTAAGCGTGTTTGATGTATGATTTAAAAACAATATTACATTTGTTGCCTCACCACCTTTAGCTCCATGTATTGTTGATACTTTTATTCTTGCTTCTTTTGTTGGATCCTCTCCATTCAATAATAATAATTTCATATAAGTTATTTGACTCTCTGGTAATTTATCAAATGCATCATACCATTTAAGAGATAGATTCATTGTTCCTTTGATTCTTTCTTTTATTCTCTGTATCTGTATGTCAGGTATTGTTATTTTCTTTTGTAGTGAGGACCAATGTTGAATATCCTCGTATAGACTTTTACCAATGCTATTGCCTTGTGCTGTGTTAAAAAATAATCCTTTCTTTTTTAAATATGTTGGTACAGATTTTAATAATGATTTAGTTCTGGTTAATATTAACCAATCCCCTGTTGACATGTCTATATCTGATAATCTATATCTTTCAAAAACTTCTCCAGTTTTAGACTTTGGAAAATATTCTTTGTCAATCCTATTTTTTTCTATTCTAGTGATGACATTCAATGCTATTTCTTGTATAATACTCGGCACTCTTTCTGACTGTTTTAGTGGTATCTCTTTTGCATTATAATTTATAAATGATTCTACGTCTGCACCAGCCCAACCAAATATTGCTTGGTCATCATCACCTGCAACCCACACATCACAATTAGTATCTTTTTCTATTTTATTTATCATGGCCCATTGTATTAGTGATAAATCTTGTGCTTCATCTATAAATATAACATCAAAGTCTGGTGTAACATCTTTGTCTAAAAATTTTTGTATCATGTCAGTAAAGTCAATCAAACCATACACATCTTTGTAACTTTTAATTTCTTTTTCAATAGCATCTAACTTATCTCTTTCTATTTTTGATAAGTGCTCGTTAAGATCTAATTGATCCATGACAGATATTTGTCTAACTCTAGCTAAATTTATCAAACTTAGATATTCACTATCTGATGAAAATATACCATTCCAATTATTGATTTCGTATGAGGCATATTTAATTTGTATTCCACAAGTCTCACCAATAACTTTATAGTTTAGATCTTGCATGACATTCTCTTCTTTTAATCCTAGAGTATTAAAAGCTAGAGAGTGTAGTGTTTGAAAATACTTTATATCTTTTTTCGTAAGTTCTGTTTTTATTTTTAAAAATCTATCTCTTGCCTCACCTGCAGCTTTTCTTGTAAATGCAAAGTAACCTATCTTTTTTAGTGAAACACCTTTATCTACATATCTTTGCACCTCATTTAATAATCTTCTAGTTTTACCTGTTCCTGGTGGTCCTACTACCTTGTATCTCATTAATAATTACTCTTCTTTCTATCAACTGGTTTATATTCTATTTTATCTATGTGTAGTTGTTTTACTCTACATACTTTCATTGTTTTGCCATCTACATTAAGAGAATGATTAAACTCTACCTCACATTTATCTTTTAATTTTTGTGCGATACGCTCTTCCGGTATTTTCCAACTTGCACCTAAATGATCTATGAAAGATGTAAATTTAAAATAGTGATGGCCATCCTCTGTTAGACAAGACCCACTATTTATTTGAATTCTATTTTTAGCTCTTGGCCCATTTACACAATATTGATATAGTTCTTCTTCTAATCTATCTTCTATTTGAGTTCCTTTTGGTGGTGTTATCTTTACAGAATTTTTTCTAAACTCTGTTAGTTTAGCTCTAAAGTCTTTTGGTTTTAGTGGCTCATGATAGATACCTGTCTGCTCCCATATCAAATCAAGTAGCTCTGTTTGCTTTGTTATTAGTCGCCTGTTGCTTGCTACAACACCAGCTTTAGTTCCATCTGGTAAAGCTACGTTAAATCTATATTCCGGTTCCGCATACATAATAATCTCAAAGTCTGTAATATCTGGAAACATTGTAATACTATCTGACTTAACACCAAAAGGTCTAGAGTAACAAAGACTACGCATACATTTACTATGTATTGGATCTTCATAACAAGTGTGACCTGCAGTATCTTTTTTCCACGCAGCTATTTTTGAATCTAGTTTTGATTTATCCCAAGGTGTCTCAAGATAATTATAGTTTGCATTTGCAACACTGTCAGGCCATTTGTCTTTATATTTCTTTTTAGCAAACACCATATAATTGTACATAAATCTGTCTCTGCCATCATCTAATTTTCTTTTAGAGCAAAGAGCTAGACACGGTGGACCATCCTCAAACTCTTCGTTTGTGCCAACCAAAATATTTTTATAAGTTTGATCAACTAGTTTATCTAGTTCTTGTTTACCAATTCTGCTTTGCTCTGCTGCTTGTAAAAATTTATCTATATTTAATTTATTATTATCTTTATCAACTGCATATCTGTTAGTGTTTCCATTGTTAAAATATGGTAGGTTTATAAAGTTACCTGGTTTTATCTCTCCTTTATCATCTTCTTTCAATTCTTTCTGTTTAGGAAAAACCTCTGTGTCAGGATCTAATCCAAGAGGCAGTAAAAAAGATTTCAAAGCCGAGATTAGATCGACAGTCGGTATTGGTTCTTTTAAAAACAAATAACAATGTAGCCCTCCACTTTTAGATAATAATGGTATTAGTGGTAATTTATATTGTTGAAATAATGCTAGATAATTTTCTATTTTAAATGTTGAATAGTTCTTTGGATCAATATCTATGCAACCAAACTCTGCAGTTTTATCTAGTCTACATGGTTGTATACCAATAGATATTTTACCTTCTATGTGATCTTTATAATCACCTTGTGTGATTGGTCTACCAGCCCATTCGTAATTAGGTTTAAGTTTATTTTTTTCTGTATCTAATTGAGCGGAAGACATATCCGCGATACCAAAATCGCCTTGGTAACCTGTGAATAATTTTATAAACTCATCAACCATAAGATCCCGGGTCGGAGCGGCTCCACTCTCGCTTTGCCGCCCCTATCTCCTCAAAAGAGGTAGAATTAGTAGTTAGAGTCCTGTCCGTTAGACTCTGATTTTGCCTGACTATTTTTTAACGAGTTATGGAAGTCTTTTGCCATTTGGTATACTCCAGCGTCGTCCACTTTTTTCACCAAATTAATATTGTATCCATGCCAAGTAAAACTACCAGAGTTCTCTACCGAGTTTAGTTTGTACACTCTAGAAAACATCGGTGCCGGTACAGCTTTGCCAGTCTTTGGATCGTTTTCAAACTGATCTTCCATCAGTGAGTTCCAACTTCTACTAACTTTAAGCTGTGTTGATTTCATTGTCATCAAAGCTTTTTCTGGTCTATCACCCAAAATAATCACAAAATGATTTGCTGTTTTGATAATTTCGTTACCATTTGTCAGCATATCTTTATTTCTATCATTTTGAGTTGTTTGACTCATGATGCCTGGACCCCTATCATTGTGGATAGGTCTACCCTCTCTTTTTTCAAAAGGTGCCCATTCTGGATATGTCATTTTATAAAAGACAGGAATAACTTCTATTCCTTTCTCTCCACTATACAATTTTTTTGTAACTGTATTGTAGAACATACCTGCTTCTGCTCCTTCAACATACTTTGCATGTTTCTTTTTAGTTTCATCTGAACCTGATTGT